TTTATACTTTGGGTCATAAAAGAATAAATTTAATAAACCAATATTAGGTCTCGCAGATAATTTTCCTTGCGATAATAGTTTTTGTGCAGTTACTTTTTGACCAATTGATGATATTGCGTTTTTATACCAAGTTGCTGACTTAGTAGTATCGCCTTGTTTATCAACTAGGGTATCTAATATACTTGCCATTTACTATATTTATGTTCAATTATAGACACCTATATCTTTTTCAGTAAAGATTTTGAACTCTAAATCGTTGCCCTCGCAGTACACTTTAGCGGCTTGCCATTTAGCTTGGTTTTTTATATATTCTAATTGTTCACGCATAAAAGCACGACCTTGTTTCTTTGGTTTCTTTGGTGGAAAACACTGGCGATATGGTTTTATTTCAACCATATATTTTTTGCCTGTTTTTAATTTAAATATAAAATCTGGATAGTATCTATGAATACGATAATCAATAGGTGAACGATAGATAATAGGTATTTCTTCACTTGCCCAAAACTCAACACTATCATTTTTATCCAAATACACCATCATTCGCCTCTCTAATAGTGAACGATATACTATTCTATTTGGGTCACCAGCGTACTTTTTAGGGTGTGTTGGTTTATAAATTCCTTTATAACTTGCTCTCATATCATATAAATATTACTAAAATATACAACTATTTATGGCACTATCAAAAGTAGCAAATTTAATCCAAAAGAACTTAGGTAATTTAACAGGCGGTGGTCTAGTAGGTTTAGGTGGTGGTATTATAGGTGCATTAACAGATAAAGCAAAAAATATGGCACAGACAAATGCTGCTGCTGCCAAAATATTAAACAAATCACCATTAGAATTAAATGATACAAGTCCTGTATCACATATGAAAGAAAATCCATATGATTATGGCACAGTTTATTATCCTAATAATGTTCAATCATTAGAATCAGGTCATTATATAATTTTTGATGTATTAGAAAAAGATACAGCAACAAGTGCTCTAGCACAAAGTGCTATGGCAAGCAGTGCTAAAGTAGCGAGATCATTAGGCCGTGATGATATAGCACAAAAGGTACAACCAGCAGAAAGAACGAGTAGAGTAACCACAATAAAAAATAGAAAAGGTGGCACTGAAGATAGAGTGGTACAACCGTCTAGTGGTATTAGTGCAGGTTTAGCAGGTAATAGAACCGTAAGAGTATCAAAAACAATTGTATTATATACGCCGCCAGGATTAAAAACTTCTTATGGTGCAGTACACGAGGGTGTAGAAACAGGCATCATAGGAAATCTTTTAGGGTTACAAGGTGGTGGTGCTATTAAATCAACAGCAGAACTTGCAGGCAGATTAAAAGATGCTGCAGCTGCATTAACAACAGAATTAGTATCAGGTGCATTATCAATTATTCCTGGTGTAGGAGATTTAAAAGGTGCATTAACAAAAGTTACAGGCAAGGCAACTAACCCAAATACAGAAATGGTATTTAAAAGTGTACCAATGAGAAGTTTTGATTTTGTTTTTGAGTTTGCACCTAAGAATAAAAAAGAATTAGAAAATATGACAAAGATTATTGAAATATTTAAATATCATATGCACCCAGCTATAGAACCATATGGTAATGATTTTATAGTGCCAGAGGAATTTCAAATAACTTATATGTACTTAGAACACCGCAACCAATATATTCCTAGAGTGAGTCGTTGTGTATTAACTAATTTAGAATTACAACACGGCGATGATGCTAACTTTAGTACTTTTGCAGGTGATGATAAAGGTGCTGCTCCAATTTATACTAAGATGTCATTAAAATTTAGTGAAACAGAAATTATGACTAAAACAACTATTGTCAAAGGCTTCTAATGTATTTTACATATTTTCCTAAGGGCACTTACGATTTAAAAAATAATGGCAACGAAAAATTAGTTACTAATTTATTGCGTAGAGTAAAGATAAGATCAAAAGTTTTAAATGAAACAAGTTTGTACGACCTTTATGATATACCTGAAGGAGAAACACCAGAAATTACGGCAAGAAAACATTTTGGTAGCCAATATTATCATTGGGTAATTTTATTAACAAATGATATAACAGACCGATATTACGGTTGGCCATTAACAAGTTATGAATTTGAAAATTATATAAACGAAAAATATACAAATCCTGATGGCGTGCATCATTATGAAATTACACAATCAAGTGGCAAAACAACAGGCGAAGGCCCAAGTGATTACTCACACAAAATAATAGTCAACAGTACCGAACCTGGTGCAGTGGCCATTAGTAATAGACAATATGAAGAAAGATTACAAGATCAAAAACGACAAATCAAATTATTAGACCCGGCATATTTACCAATATTATTAGAAGAATTTGAAAACTTGATGAGCGAATAATGAGCCTATACGATACAATAGACGGCAAAGTTTTAAAAAAGCCTGGTGATTATGTACTTTCAGATATAAGATTAATTTCATATCGCAGTGTAGATGGTAGTAATACGCCAGATGCAATTGAAATTGAAACTCTTGTATTAGATTTAAACATATACGAAAGCATTTACAATAAAACATTATCAGGCAATATGCTGATTGTAGATGGTAACAACGTAATAGGTAAATTGCCATTAACAGGTAATGAAAGACTTGAATTTAAATTTTTCACACCATCATTAGGAAAAGGTTATGACTTCTCTATGAAGTCCGGCAATCCATTATATGTTTACAAAATACAAAACAGATCACCAATAGGCCCCAAGACTCAAATGTATCTATTGCATTTTTGTAGTAAAGAAATGATACAGAACGAATTGGTTGTGGTAAAAAATGCTATGACTGATACGTTTGCAAATATGGCGGCCAGAATTACTAAAGAACAAAATACATTATCATCAGCAAAGAACTTTTATTTTGAACCATCATATGGTGTATATAAACACGTATTTGGCCGATTAAGACCTTTTGATGCCATTGACCAAATATCCGTATTAGCACAAAGTGAAAAATATGCAGGCGCAGGTTATTACTTTTATGAAACAAGTTTAGGTTTTAATTTTAGATCATTAGAGAGTATGTTGGCCGTAGATGGTAACACGGCAAGACCAGTTGTTGCAAGATTTAGACCTAAACCATCAAATGTAAAAGATGGTGGTGGCAGTACAGATATTAAAAACGAAATGCAAATTGTTAATTCATTTAAAATATTAGACCAATTTGATACATTAAAGAATTTAAGAAATGGTGTATATGCAAGTAAATTAATAACACACGACCAATTAAATAAAACTTACGAAGAAACCGATTTTGATTACAACGAAGAATACCAATATTTACATCACACAGAAGCAGGTAAAGATGGCGTTAAAACAGATAACAAGGGCATATTGCCATTACATTTAAGAGATGGCGCCTACTTATCAGATTTTGCCGAATCAACAATGTATCTATGGCCTGATACACAATCAATACACGATAACGTCAATTCATATCCAATTAAAGATATACTACAAAAAAGACTTTCACAAAGACTGGCCTTTATGTCAAATCGTTTAGAAATTACAGTACCAGGATTTACTGGTGTAACAGCAGGAGATTTGATTACTTTTGAAATGCCTTCATATACACCAGCAGGCGACATAGAACCATCAGGAACAGATCCTTATATGTCAGGCCGCTATCTGGTAACGTCAGTAAGACATCAATTAAACCGAACGTTAAAAAAACACGTAATGGTATTAGAGTGTATGAAAGACAGTGTTCGCAGACCGTACCCGGAAGAAACTAACGATACATTTATTGGTAAAGAAAAGAATAACGAAGGAATTATAGATATATACAAACTTGATGAAATTTATAGCAACGAAGCAGGTGGTTTATTTAAGGGTTAATTAGAGAACAACTCCGAGACCGCCGCTCCGACGGCTATTATGTAGAAATATATACCAATGGTACTGGCCACCTTACAACATAAGAGAGGCCAACTCACCATAAATATAGAAACGAACTATGAATATAAGTGAACTAAACTTTATCTATATCAAAGAAACATTGAGAATAATTAAACAATGGTTCTCCATTAGATACTGTAAGAATAGAACTAAGAGGTACTAAAAGGTGGCCAACGAGATATATCAGTGGTTAATGAACCTGAAAGATAAAGTCGTGCTAGCGCACTCCTTGTCTAATTGTATATGGGTTTATTACGGTGCCATTGTGTTTTGTGTATTCTATATGGTGGCCAAATGGCCTGCGTAGAACTGGAGAAATGATTAAAAATGACGTATGCTGTTGTGTTATTATCAGACGAGCTAACGAAAGGCCATTATGAATAACGAAAACTATATGGGACTTGGAGGTTTCTTTTATTTCTTCGGTGTAGTAGAAGATAGAAACGACCCACTCAAAACAGGCCGTTTAAGAGTACGTATTGTTGGTGTTCATACACAGGACAAGCAGGCCTTACCAACGGCCGATTTACCTTGGGCACTTTGTGTATTACCTATAACGGCCAGTGGTATTTCAGGCATCGGATTTTCGGCGACCGGACTACTCGAAGGGAGCTGGGTGTTTGGTTTCTTTCGTGATGGCCATTTTCGTCAAGAGCCGGTTATATTGGGCAGTTTACCAGGAAGGCCAACTGAATTGGCCAATACGGCAAAGGGTTTCTATGATCCAAACGGAGTTTATCCAAAATACATAAACGAGCCAGATGTCAATAGACTGGCCGTCAATGAGGTTTCACGTCCTCATCCAAGTATCAATGAACGAGCGGTTTCACGTATTACAGGCATACCAACTGCCGATCACAATTCAATGTACAATGCCGCAGGTGAACTCACACAGGCCAGCGATGGTACAACCTGGGATCAGCCGGCCAATCCATATAATGCCAGTTATCCATACAATCACGTATATGAGTCGGAGTCTGGCCATATTCAGGAATTTGATGACACGCCAAATGCAGAACGAATCCATATTCGCCACCGTACAGGCACTTCAACAGAAATACATCCAAATGGTGATTCAACGAATATAATCAAAGGTGACCAATACACCATTACTTCAGGGAATAATCAGGTTTATATACAAGGAAAATCCGATACAACCATTAATGGCCGTCATAAGTTATACATCAACAAGAATGGCCAGGCCAATAACCACTACGACATAGAGATAGGGCCAGGTGCCAATATCAATATACAAGTAGACAACGGAGATATTAATTTACATACACTAAACGGCCGTCTGAATTTAAACAGTGGTGGTGATACCAATTTAAAGGTTGGTGGTTCTTTGACCATAGATGTGGCCGGTAATCTGGTACAGAACGTAGAAGGCAATACAACAGAAAACACGAGTGGCAGTGTAATAGTGCGTGGTGCTACGATTGATCTAAACCCATAAAGGCCAGTGTTGATTCTGGAAGGCCATTGTAATCTATAAATGCAATAACATCAAGACAAGGTAATAATGGCCCATTTAGCTGGCCAGGACTGGTAAAAATATCTCACTTAAATAGCGTCAAAAAATTTCCTGGTATATTTTACTTGTTCCAGGTTTGGATTTATGGATTGTTTGGCCCCATTGGTACATCAAATATAAAGGCAATTCTTTCTACATCACCTATATTCTCAGCCATATGGTTTTTCTTATTGTTAAACCAGAAGAATGTACCTGGTTCTATGATTACTTCTTCTTTTGTAAATTCAAGGTCACCATCGTCCCATACACTGTAACGATATGTACCTGTAATGGAAAGATGATAACGGTCTTTTGTTAAATAGTATTTTCCTTCATCTATATGTTTACCTGTGATTTCACCAATGGGTGTACGAAGAAAAGCACAACGGCCTACTTTTAATTTTTGTTCGGCCAGGAATCGTTGGATCTCGGTGTGTCTTGTAGTGGCCTCAGTAGGCACACAAATTTCAGTATCACCAATAAATTCACCAGGTTTTGAAATACCTCCCATTACTAATTGCAATACACCTGATTTGACTAGGCGTGTATGAGGGTCTTGGCGGTCTGTGCCTTTCATACGGCCTACATTACCCCAATCCTCTGGATATGATTTCAATTGTTTGAGTATACCTGATACATCAATGTTTTCTTTTATAATACGTATGTTCTTCATAATATAAATGTAATAA